CTCGTTATATTGATATTGAGCTAAGACCAAATGGAACTGTTGTAGATGCAATTGCAATGGAAAATGCTGACGAATGGACAAATACTTTAGAAGACGATGATCATACACACATGTTAGTTGATGCCAATACAAAAGAAGGCGCACTGATTGCTGCAATTTTTAATCCTAATCCAGATTCAGATATGTCTGATTCCAGCGTGTTTCCTCATATTTCAATTGCTTTACCAGATGGATTGGTATATAAAAGGATTCATCCACCGGCACCAGATCATACATATGATAAAGAAAAAATTCAGTATGACCTTGCAGAGAATAAATGGAAAAAGCCTTTCCCATACTTTCCACCTTTTCAAACGTGGGCAGGTATTGAAGGTCACGTAGCATCTGCTAGAGCGCTATATACTGAAACAGTAAATGACAGTGCCGTATGGAATGCACTTAATGCAGACACACAGCAAGCTTGGCATGATTGGGATTCTGATCTAGAGCATAAAGTAGCAAAATATAAAGCTGCTGGATTAATGCCACATAATGTTGTAACAGCAAACTTCCCAGGACAAGAAGATCCAAAGCTAGCAAAAGAGCAAGGCAATACTGATGATGCAGATTCTTCAGTAGGTGGTGCTTCTGGTGTTAGCGGAGGCCGGAACGGCTAACAAAACTTTTATTTCTTACCGTTATACATAATCTTGTACAACGGTAAGAAACTATTGTATAATATTACTTAATTATTTCACGTGAGGTGCAAAAAGTGAAAAAACGATCTAAAGCGTTCTTTATGAGCGGCGGAGCAGGACGTCAACTCTGCGCAATCCCAGCATTCGAAATGTATGAAAAAGAAAATCCAGATGATGACTTTGTTATCGTTTGTGAAGGCGGCATGGACATGTTCCTTGGCCACCCAACTCTACACAAAAGATGTTTTGACGTATGGCATAAAAGCTTATTCCAAAGTTTGCTAAAAGATAGAGACGCAGTTACTCTAGAACCATATCGCATTTGGGAATACTATAACCAAAAAGCTAACATTACTCAGGCATTTGATATTGAAATGTCAAACAAAGGCGTGCGAGAAATGCCTAAGCCTAATTTTCGATTGCAGTCTACTGAAGCAATTGAAGGAGTACAAGTTGTAAAAGATGTAAGAGAAAAAACGGCAAAGCAAAGAGTTGTAGTGTTGCAACCATTTGGCCGGTCAGCTCAGCCTCAAGGTGACACTATTAATGATCCGGGTGGACGTTCAATGCACCCTGATGATGTAGTTAAAATTGTCAAAAGACTTCAAGAAAAATATGGCGTAATCGTAATGTCAGAATATCCTACTGACTATCAGAAGCTAGGTTGTAATCAGCCAGTAGCTCAGCCTGAACAAGCTCCTCTAAGAATGTGGGCAGGTATTATTAAGGCAGCAGATTGTTTCTTAGGCATTGACAGTGTAGGCCAACATATGGCTTATGCCTTAGATACACCGGCAGTAGTAGTTGTAGGTTCAACGTATCCAGAAAACATTAGTTATGCAGACACTAATAAATTTCAGGTTCTTGATTTAGGCCACGATAGACGCAGTTATGATCCTATTCGTATGACGTTTGAAGAAGAAATAACAAGAAGCCACGACGGCATTATGATGATGGACGATCAAATGATTAGGCAAATTTGTAAAGAAGTTGACGAGCGTATCGCTGCGGCAGCTGGGAGAAAAAATTAATGAGTACAAAAGATTTTTGGGTAGCAGGTATTTCTAGAGGTCATAACGCTGCAGTATGTCTTTTGAAAAATGGTGAACTTGTTTTTGCTATTGAAGAAGAAAGACTAAGTCGTAAAAAATATGATGGCGGACCGTATGCTGCATTAATGAAAGTAAAAGAGTACACTGATAAACTTGACTATTTGGTTATCACTCACACGCAACCACTTTACCTTGCGGCAAAAGTAGACTTTAGTGGAGATGATGTTTATACGGGCTTAGCTCGTAAAATGAACTTAATTGATAGGCGAGACGAATGGGGTGGTGAACATCCTCAAGTTATTGAGATTTCAGATCAACATCATAAAATGCATGCAGCGTGTGGATTTTATAGATCTGGTTTTGATAGTGCAGCAATTGTTATTGCTGATGGTGCTGGTTCACAACTTTATTATAAAGATCAAATGTCAGGTGACCAAACGATTTGGGAATATGAAACCATTATGGAGGCTACATATCCTGCAGCGTTTAGAACTCGCTATAAGCATATGGGATGTAGAGAAGTAATCTTTCCGCAATATGATGATAAGCATTCCGGTGACACTATAGGTGAACCTGGGAATGAAATTGAAATGATGATTGATGATCGTGGAGGTATTACTAAAACATATGAAGCTGTAACACAGTATCTTGGTTGGCAACCAATTGAAGCTGGTAAAACTATGGGGTTATTTCCTTACGGTGGACCTCGTGACGATTTGCCAGATTTCTTTGATAAGCATGCCGCAGCTCCGGGTAGCTTCAATAGAAACGTGTTTACGCCTAACACACCAAATGGTGCTTTTGTAAACTCAATGTTCTATCACCGCTTTAATCCGGATCAAGACGATGCTGAAGCTGCAAATTACGAAGTAAGTAAAATGCAAATTGCTCGTGATGTAGCTTATAAAGTACAAGTCGAAACGCAAGAAGAAATGCTTAAGCTTATTCGTAAAGCAGTAGAAAAAACTGGTAATCGTAATATTGTCGTGACTGGTGGTTATGCCCTGAATTGTGTATGTAACTATTGGTTGCTAGATCAATTAAAAGATGAAGAAATTAATCTTTACGTTGAGCCTGTTTCTAATGATGCTGGAACAGCAATTGGTGCTGCTTTATATCATCACTATATGGTGAAAAACGATGAAGAAAAACGTCCATACGGCAAAACTCTTTATCTTGGTCCAGATCATGTAGTAGAAAATGAGCAAGTAAAAGCATTGCTACCAGAAGGTGCTACAATTTATGACGCCAAAGATAAAGATATTGTAAAGCTTCTAAGAGATAAAAACATTGTTACGATCTTTCAAGGTAGATGTGAAAATGGACCTAGAGCTCTTGGCAATAGATCTATTCTGTTTGATCCTACGTTTGAAGACGGTAAAGACTTTGTTAATCTTGTCAAGAATCGTGAATATTTTAGACCATTTGCTGGAACTGTTCTTGCCGAAGATGCTGACGAATGGTTTGAAATGAGAGGAATGAAAGACTCTCCGTTTATGATGTACGCAGTAAATTGTAAGCCGGGTGTAAAAGAAAAAATTCCAAGCATTACTCACGTAGATGATACATGTCGTATTCAAACTGTGACTAAAGAAGAAAACGAAAACTATTACAATCTTATCAAAGAGTTTAAGAAAGAAACAGGAATTCCTGTTCTATTCAATACAAGCTTTAATCTAGGTGGTGAGCCTTTAGTAGAAAGTATCGAAGATGCTATTAATACTTTAGAAAACTCGGATATTGAGTATTTGTATTTGCCAACAATTGGTAAAGTTGTAAAGGTACCAAACTAATGATGTGGTTACGTAATCCAGACCAAGAACAATCGCCATACCAATCAGTGATTGACAATGCTCTTAGTGATGAAACTTTAATGAAACTTAGAGCACACATTACAAGGTATGGATTACAAGCTGCTGAAACAGTTTCACATAAAGGGCAAGATGAAACGATTCGTAAAACTAATATTTGCTGGATTAGTGACTTAGAAGAATTGTTTAATGAAGTGTCAAATCATGTAGAGTCTGTAAACAATGGAAAATATAACTATGCACTAAATTATTTAGAAGCCGTTCAATATAGTGAGTATCCAGAAGGACATCATTATGATTGGCATTTAGATAGTTCCTTCAAAGGTAATATGGGAGATGCGAGGAAGCTTTCTTATTCTATATTAGTGAATAGTGAAAAAGAGTTTGAAGGTGGAGATCTACAACTTATGGCTGGACCTGAGGAAATCACTATTCCTCTAACACAAAATCAAATTGTATTCTTTCCTTCATACATCCTACATAGAGTTACACCTGTGACCAAAGGAATCAGGAAAGCTGTAGTAGGCTGGGTCCGAGGACCTGATTTAGTATAATGAGTTGCACCTCATAATACAGAGGGAGGCTTCGGCCTCCCTTTTTTCATGGTAATGTATGTGCAAATTCCATGAGTGTATCATATATTTTAGTTGCTTTTCGATACTTTTCATTTGAAAAGCTATTCCATCTTTTTTCGTCAAACATTCCTGTTTTTACGATAATAGGTTTAAGCTTAGATTTAAGAGCAAACTTTGCATCTATTACTTGATCACCAATATAAAATCCCCCTTTTATAGGAACTCTAAACTCGTCACGTAATCTATCAAACATACCTTTATTAGGTTTTGCATATAAATCATACTTTTCATTTGATGTATTATATAACATACAATCAATACTAGGACAGTTAGCATCTCCTAGTAAGTCAATAACATAACCATTGATGTCTTCTACTTGCTCGTTGGTGAGCTCGCCAGATGCAATGGCAGGTTGATCACAAACCATTGCAATTTTGTACCCTTTTCTTCGAATAATTCCGATAGCGGCAAAGGCACCTTCAATTGGAGTAGCTTCTTCTCTTGATCGAATAGGAATTCCATTCGATTCGAAGAGCACCCCGTCGCGGTCAAAAGCAACAAGAGGCTTATGATACTTATCCATTTTTTGTTCATGCGTTAACTCGAAATCTTCATTAATTGGGTGTTGTGTCGGGGATTCTTCACCCCACATATTAAAGCTCATCAATATACTCCAAAGCGCTTTTCCAATTAAACCCAGGAAGTGTTTCATTAAATTTAGTCATATCAGCCTGTGTAAATGTCTGATATTGATTTCTTAATTCTTCTGGCATAGGAATTTCTACAACATCAACTTCTTCTTTTTCTGCAATCTTAATTGCAATCTCCATAAATGATGTTGCTTTACCAGTGCCAATATTATATATTCCGTCAGGCTTACCTATCATTTGTTCATGCATACGACAAATATCATCGACCCAAACAAAGTCTCGCTTAAAGTTTTCTGAACCTTCAAATACTTCTATTCTACCTTTTTGTTTAGCCATACGCTGAAATAGTGTTACAGGAGATGGTTGTTTTTTGTGTTCTTCACCTTGTCCAAATACATTAAAGTATCTAAAACCTTTTACATTGTCAGGACATCTTCTAATAACTTCATGATCAATTAAATATTTTGACCAAGCATATGCGTTTTCTGGGTATTTCGTTAAACTGTTTTCTTTATAATCCAGTGGATCTGTCTTATTACCATACACTGCTGCAGATGAAGCATAATGCAATTCAATTCCATGTTGATTACATTCGCTAATTAAGTCACATGTAAAATTATAATTGTGCTCCATTAGTACGTCTACATTTCTATACGTTGTAGAAGATATAGCACCTAAATGGAAAACTACATCGAAATCTGAAATAGCCGGAGGTGGAACTTCAAAGTCATATTCATAACCAGTAACATTTTTTCCTTGTTCGCCAAAGTATTGAAATAACCTTTTACCAATAAAGCCATTTGTTCCTGTGATTAAAATTTTATTTTGCTGCATTTCTAGTCTCCTCTATATGATGTACTAGGTTGTTGTAATTAAGCATGTAGGTTCCTGACGTTTCTACAGCTTCACCTGCCATTAGGTTTGCTACAATCACACCTTGATAAACAGGCATATTCATAAAACAACAAATAGCTAGAGCCGCAGTGAATGTATCACCTGCTCCTGTTACGTCTGATACAGATCTTGCTGTAGCAGGGTAATGTTCAATTTGATCACCTATTAATATCACGCCTTCTGCACCAAGCGTAACAATAAAGTTTTCAATATTTAGTTCTTCTCTTACTCGTCTAGCTTCAACTAACATTTGTTTAGGAGTAAGATTTGATTTACCAATATATTCTTCAAATTCTTTTTGATTTGGCTTTAGAATATAAGCATTTTCATAATAAGATAAATGCACTTTAGGATCAACGATACATCTTTTGCTTTTTGATATAATGTTTTGTGGATCTTTTACTGTGCCTTTGTTATAATCAGAAAGAACAACAACTTCATATGGATTGGCGATACTAAAGTCATTTTCAATAACAGTGTCTTCTATATATTGCTCATGATCAATACGAGAAATAACAACGTTGTTTGCAACAACTCTTATTTTGTGTGGCATTATATTTGTTTTATATAATTTGCCTTGTGGCTTAATTTTCTGTAATATATAACTATGAACAGAATCACTATAACCATATAACATCACGTCTTCAGTTGCAGATTTGATGTTCATATATACATTACCGGCTCCACCTAAAGAAAAACGTTTCTTTTTTAATTCTACTACTGGAATAGGAGCTTCTGGTGATAGCCTTGTTGATGAGCCATACCAGTACTCGTCGATAATAATGTCACCTATAACATGAATCATTGGAGAAAATATGTCCCTTCGCGAACTATTGCAAGACATCCACACTGAAGCCGAAAGCAAACCTTGGGCTAAGCTTCTGATGTCTGGTGAAATAACGGCTGAACAATACGGCCTTTATCTTAATCAACAACATATTATGTATACTGCTCTTGAAGATAGAGCAGCTGAAGTTGGTGTACTCGATGACTTTCCTGAATTGCGTAGAGCCGAGATAATTGGCTTTGATAAAATGGGGTATTCTTATCCTGCTAAAGCTATGGCTACTACTAGGAAATATATCGGTTATTGTAAAACTATGAAATATCAACAAGTCTTTGCTCACATGTATGTTAGACATTTTGGCGACATGTTTGGTGGTCAAATGATTAAAAGTAAAATTCCTGACCCGAATTTTAGTGAGGGTGAAAATAACGAATGGCCTAAAGGAACTATGTACGACTTTGACGATGCTCCAAAGACTATTAAACGCTTTAGAGAATATTTGAAGGATGAGTACGAACCCGAAGCTAGAAAATGTTTTCAAATGGCAATTGACCTTTTTACTGAATTGGAAGAATACTTTGATATTCGATAAACTTATTGCTACATCTGAAAGGCTGCAAGCAATATTAGAAGACACGTCAGATCTAAAAATCCAGCATCCTTTCCCTTGGCCAGCATTATCGTATGGCCCTTGTGAAAAATTTAGAAGAGCTGATCTAGACATTATTGACGCTATAGAAGATAAGAAACTCTGGATGATGCATTTAGTTGTGTATCCACATTTAGACGATGGATCTCCTATTTTTGGATTTGATATTATAGCAGGTCCGAAAAAGATCACTGGAGCATTCCATGATTTCTCTCCTGTTGATAATAATAGTTATATTATACCACAGTTTGCAGAGAAAGTAAAGGACTTTATTCCGTCTAAGAAAAGAGAATTGCCAGATTGGGCTAAAAATATTTTCAGTGGTCATATGATCTCAGCTGGTAATGTACGAGACGATGAAGAAATTGACAAGATTATGGAACTAGCAGTTAGTAATCTTAAAATGATTATATCTGAATTAGCTAATCGAGTTGCAGGTCAAGACTGGAGTGTTGAACATGACTGGTATTGCTATAACCAGAAACAGAATCCTCATACGCCTAAAGTTATGGAAAGTCTAGGTGTTGATCCTATAACTGTTAGAAAATATATTGACGAGTGTTTATTTCCTGAGCTTGGCACGAACAGCTCCGACACATGATCCGCCATCACCTGGATTTTCAGGAATCCAACAATCGGGATATAATTTCTTTAAGTGTTGATTAAAGGCACAGCCTCCACTAAAAATAATATTAGTGATTCCTGTTTTGTTTTGCCAATATTCAACCATTCGAGTTATTTGTGTATTAAAAGCATATTGTGTTTCAAATGCAAGTTCATAGTCTCTAGGTGAGTTTCCAAAATACGTATTACCTAAGCCTCTATGCATATTTGGAAGATACATCGGTTTCCATTTGTGGCTAATAATAACTTCTGAAAAAAGTTTATTTCTCACCATTTCGTTTGGTTTACCGTGGCCATCATCATAAAATCTTGAGATCCGACCTTCGTCTTTCCCAGGCTGATAACCTGCTTGTTGTGTCATTGAAGAGAAAAACAAACCCATGCTATCTGGGTATTTAACAGATCCAAGCTTTTTTAATTTATTCTTTTTGCCTTTCCATACTGAAGTACAATCAAATTCACCAATAGCATCTATAACAAAAACTAATGCTTCGTCAAATGGCGATTCATAGTACCACCCAGCATGTGCTTTATGATGAGGAACATACGTCCATTTGCAATCCAATCCAAGAAGATCTAAATAATTTCTTACGTTGTTTCGCTTAATTGGATTTTTTTGTCCTACTAAAAGTTGTCTCATACCTTTTAAGTAAGGATTTTCGTACCAAACAACAAGATCTGGTTTGCCGAATCTTTTACGAGCCTGATCAATTTCTTCTTGATTATGAAACTTTTGCGAACTGTAGTTTGTCATCATTAGTTTATCGTCGTAAAATACAGCAAAGCTAGCGTCATGGCCATTGCCAGACATACCCCAAATTTTCTTACTCATTTTTGACTATCTCCGGGTTCTACTCTATAATTGTCTTCAACTGAATCTGGTGTTGAGACTTCAATAATTACACCTTTGTCTACTAAACAAGTTAGCTTATGCGGTAGCATAGGGGGAATAACTTTAGTAGTTCCTGCTTCTAATACTTCTTCATTTCTAGAAGCATCGTCCGTGTTTATCGTTTCGAGCTTGAAAGTACCTTCTAAGATATGCCAAGTCTCATGCTTCTCTCGGTGTAAATGCATTGAAAAGCTTTTTTGCTGGTTAAAGCGCAATAGTTTTCCACAATACATTTCATTAGTTGCAAAGATGAGTTCACTACCCCACCCTTTATTCACTTCACCCGATAACTGAGTTGCCATCTTTAATCCTTCGTATAAGTCGAGAAGTAGATCTATCGCGTAAGGCTGGAATAATACGTACTTCTGCTAATTCTTTGCCGACTACCTGATCTAGGTTATAATCACCACCTTTAGTAATGATATCGGGCTTTACTTCCTTAATTAAATTCCAAGGAGTTTCTTCATCGAAAATAATAACCTTATCTACACAAGATAAAGCTTCTAATACTTGTTTTCGATCTATATCTATATTATAACATCTATTCTTCAGATTGTACAGGCTTTTATCTGAATTTAGCCCTACAATTAATCTATCACCTAAAGCTCTAGATTGTTGAAGATATTGAACATGGCCAGCGTGTAAGATGTCGAAGCAGCCGTTGGTGAATACAGTAATCATTATAAATAGTACCACAATTAACATTATTTGTACAGGAAAAAATTATGAAACCAGCTTCACGCCAAGATTTGATTGATTACTGTCTTCGTAAACTAGGAAGCCCTGTACTAGAAATCAATGTAGATGGCGATCAGTTAGAAGACCGCGTAGATGAAGCACTCCAAATGTATCAGGAGTTTCATTCTGACGCGACAATCAAAACATACCTAAGGCATCAGGTCACATCATCTGATGTAACTAATAAGTATATACCAATTTCAAACGATGTAGTTTTCGTTTCACGATTATTTCCTCTTGCATCTGCTATGAATACTAGCACAAATATGTTTGGTATTAAATACCAAATGATGCTAAATGACATATCTGACTTGCAAAACTTTTCGGGAGATTTAGCGTATTACGAGCAGATGCAACAGTATTTATCTATGCTTGATATGAAGCTAAATGGGCATCCTCAGGTTACGTTCTCGAGGCATCAAGATAGATTACACATTCATGGCGATTTTGAAGACAAAGATATTAAGGCAGGCGATTACGTTATTGCTGAAGTCTATCAAGTCATCAATCCAGATACTCACACTTCGGTCTATAATGACATGTGGCTAAAGGATTATACTACCGCTCTTATTAAACAACAGTGGGGAGCTAATCTTATTAAGTTTGAAGGAATGCAATTGCCGGGTGGAGTTACACTTAACGGCAGGCAAATTTTCGAAGACGCAATGGCAGACATTGAAAAACTTCAAGAAAGAATCAGACTTGAGCAAGAACTTCCGCCAGACTTCTTTGTAGGATAACACATGGCAACAAATCTTTACTTCAGCGATAAAGTCGTATCAGAACAACGGCTTTATGAAGACATTGTGATTGAATCATTGAAAATGTATGGGCAAGATGTTTATTATTTGCCTCGTACTATTGTCGATAAAGACGAAATTTTCAATGAAGATATTCCGTCTCAGTTTAGCAACGCATATAAAGTCGAAATGTACATCGAAAACGTAGATGGATTTGACGGCGAAGGCGACCTATTCACTAAATTTGGTGTAGAGATTAGAGATGAAGCAACCTTTATTGTTTCGCGAAAAAGATTTGGAAATACTGCTGCACAATACGATAACGAAATAGATGGTGAAAGACCAAGAGAAGGTGATTTAATTTATCTTCCTATGTCTAAATCATTATTTGAAATTTCACACGTTGAAGATGAACAACCATTTTATCAAATAGCTAATCTACCAACTTATAAGTGTAGAGCACAACTCTTCGAATATAGCGGCGAAGATCTCGATACAGGTGTTATTGATATTGATAACATTGAAGTCAATAATACGTATCAATACGTGCTGTATTATACAAAGCCAACAACTGGACTTGCTACATCGACTATATCAGCTGGATCCGTATCGTCAATATCAATTACAGACAGTGGCGATGGGTATAGAGAAACATTCCCAGATCTTACGTTCTCATCTCCTGATAGTGGAACAACTGCAACTGGTACTGCGCAAACGGCGTCTGGTAGAATCACAACTTTAACAATTACAAACCCAGGTTCTGGTTATACATCAGCTCCTACAGTTTCAATTGAAGCTCCACAGGGTGTAGACTTTGATAGAGGTGAGAAAATTATACAGACATTTGCGTCTGGTGTTAAAATGTCTGCTGAAGTTGTTATGCAAAAAGATTCAGACGGTGCAGTATATGTCACACACGTTGGAGCTGACGACGGTAAGTTCCACACATTCGTTGCAGGTAGAGATATTATTGGTCAAACTACAAACGCGATATCTACACTAAAATCTACTTCTGAATTAAATAACATGACTGATACAGAAGATAACTCAGATTTTGATGATGTAGGGGCAGACTTTATTGACTTCAGCGAAAATAATCCTTTTGGAGATCCTGACTAATGTTTGGTAATTATTTCTATCATCAAAGAACAAGAACTGCTGTAGCTACATTTGGTAAACTGTTTAATGATATTTATGTTCTTCGGAAAAATAAAGCAGGTTCAATTGTAAGCACATTAAAGGTTCCACTTTCTTATGGACCAAAACAAAAATTTTTAGAACGTATCGCAGAACAAGCTGATTTGGTTGACGATGACAAGGTTGCTATAAAGCTACCTAGAATGTCATTTGAAATTACTGGTGTTTCATACGATACTTCGCGGCAGCTGCCTAAATCAAATGATTTCAATAGAGCGGGTTCAACTGCAAATACCAGAAACAAATTTAGAAGTGGCCAACCATACGTAATTAATTTTGATTTGTCTGTTTTTGCTAAATCACAAGATGATGCACTACAAATTGTAGAACAAATCATTCCATATTTTTCACCACAATATACTTTAACAATTAAACCATTCGCTGATTTTGATACTATTACTGAAGATGTTCCAATTATCTTAAGTGGAGTTAGTCTTTCAAATGAATACGAAGGTGATGTCGGTGGAAGACAAACAATACAATATAGTTTAGCATTTGAAATGCACATCTATTATCATGGACCAATTAGCGATAACGAGATTGTTCGCAGAGTCGATGCAAATACTTTCCTTATTGGCTCAGGTAATGCTGATTCAGATATTCCTTTAAGCAGAATTACAACTACACCTACTCCAATTGGTGTATCAGCAGATAGTGACTTTGGATTTAGTACAAGTATTGTAGATGCGATTGATAGTGACGCTGGAGTTTAATAATGACAGATTCTGATAAAGACGACAAGCTTGAAAAAGATTTTGAATATTCAAGAGCTACATACTACGAGCTTATCGAAAAAGGAAAAGAAAGTTTAGAATTAGCAATTAGAGTTGCTGAAGAAACAGAACACCCAAGAGCTATTGAGGTTCTAGGTCAAATGCTTAAACACACATCCGAAGTTAATGGACAACTTATGGATTTGAATAAAAAGCAAAGAGCGCTGCTTGATAAACAAGAACAGCTGCTTATTGATAAACAGCAAAATAATATTTTTATTGCGTCTACGACTGAGTTACAAAGAATGCTTAGAGACGATATGAAAGAGGTGATTGAGAATGCCACGGAAAAAGACGGACAGCTACCTAGGTAATCCAAACGTAAAGCGTGAAGGGGTAGATGACCAGTGGGATAAAGAAAAAGTCGAAGAATACAAAAAGTGTATGCTCGATCCAGTTTATTTTGCTAGGACTTACGTAAAAATTGTTCATCTAGATTTAGGATTAGTTCCATTTGAGCTATATCCTTATCAAGAAGAAATGTTTGGTAAATTTAACGAAAATAGGTTTAACATTGTTCTCGCATGTCGTCAATCAGGTAAGTCAATATCTGCCTGCGCCTACTTACTCTGGTACGCGCTATTCAGACCAGAACAAACCATTGCTATCTTGGCTAACAAAGGTGCTACCGCGAGAGAAATGCTTTCGCGTATTACTCTTATGTTGGAAAATATTCCTTTCTTTTTACAACCCGGCACTAAAGCTCTTAATAAAGGTAGTATTGAGTTTGGGAATAATTCTAGGATTCTCGCAGCTGCTACTTCTGGGTCTTCTATCCGTGGTCTTTCTGTCAACCTTCTTTATTTAGATGAGTTTGCTTTTGTAGAAAGAGCTGCTGAATTTTACACCTCAACATATCCTGTTGTGTCTTCTGGCGAAAACACTAAAGTTATTATTACTTCAACAGCAAACGGTGTTGGTAATACTTTCCATAAAATATGGGAAGGTGCAGAGCAAAAGGTAAATGAATTCAAATCGTTTCGTGTTGATTGGTGGGATGTTCCTGGCCGTAACGATGTATGGAAAGAAGAGACAATTAATAATACGTCTCAAATCCAGTTCGATCAAGAGTTTGGTAATACATTCTTTGGAACAGGTGATACGCTTATAAGCGCGGAATGTTTATTGAATTTAAGAGCAATGCAACCTCAGCAATCTTTAGAAGGTGGGGAGCTTTTAATTTATAAAGAACCAGAAGCTTCTGGTGATTATTTAATGACAGTTGATGTTGCGAAGGGAAGAGGTCAGGACTATTCTACTTTTACTTTAATCGACATAAGCAAGCGCCCTTTCGAGCAGGTTGCGGTGTATCGAAACAACACTATCTCGCCTTTACTCTTCCCTAACATTATCTATAAGTATGCGAAACTCTACAACGAAGCTTATATTGTGGTTGAGGCAAATGATCAAGGCGGAGTAGTTTGTCATGGATTATATTACGATTTAGAATATGAAAACCTGCATGTAACATCTAGCATAAAATCTAGTTCTCTTGGAATTGAAATGAATAGAAAAGTCAAACGGCTTGGGTGTTCAGCAATTAAAGATTTACTAGAGACTAATAGACTTAATATTATTGATGAAATTACTATTATGGAAATTTCTACATTTGTTTCTAAAGGTATATCATTTGAAGCAAGTGATGGTAACCACGACGATTTAATGATGAATTTAGTCATGTTTGGCTACTTTGTTTCATCACAATTCTTTGGTGATTTAACTGACATTAATATTAAAGACATGCTATTCAGACAAAAAATGAAAGAAATCGAAGACGACTTGCCTCCATTTGGTACTATAGACAATGGTCTACCAGAGTACGTTGAACCGCCAGAAGATGGTGATGGCTGGGCTGTCGAATATGTGAACGACATATAAATTATAAATAGAATCAGGTGAAAAAAAATCGTATTATGTGGTCTTATAAAAAATAATTGAGAGGAAGAAGCAAATGGCATTTTCAGAATCTCCTTCAATTGTAGTCAGAGAGATAGATCTATCCGGTGTCGTGCCGAGTGTTCAATCTTCCACTGGTGCGATTGCAGGTAACTATTCTTGGGGTCCAATTCTTGTTCCGACGAAGGTAGATAACGAAGCAACCTTAGCGGAAAAGTTTGGCGCACCCAACACGACAAACACCTTTGACTTTCATTCAGCATCGTATTTCTTGAAGTATGCAAATACTCTTCAAGTAGTTCGTGTAAATGATTCAAATGGTGACAACGCCTTTATTGGTGGCACTGATTCAAACAGTGCAGAAATTAAATCTTTCGATGACTGGCAAAATGGTCGCGGAGCAGCAATGGATTCTGATGGCAGATTCTTTGTAGCTAAGTGGGCAGGAGCTCTTGGCAACTCACTAAAAATTGAAATTTGTGGTCAAGATTCCAATGATTCAGCCTTTGAAGGATGGACATATAAAAATAATTTTGATGCAGCTCCGGGTACATCGGATTTTGCAAGTAAGAGAAACGCACTTAACGACGAAGTACACGTCGCAATTGTAGATAGAAACGGTAAGTTCACAGGAACTGTTGGTGAAGTTTTAGAAACTTTCCCATTCGTATCTCTCGCTCAGAACGCAATTACACCTGATGGTACATCTAGCTATATTAAGGACGTTATCAACAATAGGTCAGAATATGTTTGGCTTGCTGGATTTGATGCTAACTTTACTGCAGCGAATGCAGGTACAGACGCAGACTCAGCTGATAACTATGCACTAGGAACAGCCCAACCAGATTTCCAACTGGCAAATGGTGCTGATGCTAACTTTAATGGTACAGGTGCATTAGGTAGGTTCCTTGAAGGTTATGACCAGTTCGAAGACAAAGACAATATTGAAATTGATTTCATTATTGCTCCACGTACTCGTACTCGTACAGCTAACACCACAATGACAAATGATCTTGTTTCAATTGCTGAAGCTAGAAAAGATTGTGTGGTTACTACATCCCCTTCACTAGCAGATGTAATTACGTCAACAGATCCGGCAACAAGCACTGTCGAAGCTGCAGCTACTTACACACCATCAAGTTACTTAATCGTAGATAATAACTTCTTTAAGATTTACGATAAGTACAATGATCAATACATTAATATTCCTTCCGCATCATCAACAGCTGGACTCATGGCTGCAACCGACTTTGTCGCTGCTCCTTGGTTCTCACCTGCTGGTCCAAGACGCGGACGTTATCTTGGTGTAACATCGTTATTGACATCTCCTAATAAGTCACAAAGAGATACTTTGTACAAAGCAGGTGTTAATCCGATTGCAAACATTCCGGGCCAAGGTGTCTTGTTGTTCGGTGACAAAACAAAAATGAACAGACCTTCTGCATTCGACAGAATTAATGTTCGTAGATTGTTCCTTGTCATTGAAAGAGCGATTGCATTAGCAGCTAGAAACGTAATGTTCGAGTTTAACGATGAGTTTACTCGTGCAGAATTCGTCGGAATCGTTGAACCCTTCCTTAGAGAAATCAAAGGTCGAAGAGGTATCACAGACTTCAGAGTTGTATGTGACGAAACAAATAACACTGCCGCTGTGGTTGATAGAAACGAATTCATTGCTAACATCCTAGTTAAACCTGCAAGAAGCATCAACTTTGTAACGTTGAACTTTGTCGCAGTCAGAACTGGTGTTGACTTTGAAGAAATCGCCGGCGGCGTAGCTTAGGGAGATAAAACATGGCTATTTTAGGAGTAGATGACTTTAAGTCAAAAATCCGAGGTGGTGGTGCTCGCCCTAATCTTTTTAAGGTGACACTTAACTTCCCAGGATATGCAGGTGGTGATGTAGAATTAGCATCATTCATGTGCAAAACCGGACAACTACCGGCCTCAACAATTGCACCTATTACGGTTCCTTTCCGTGGTAGACAATTGCAAATGGCAGGTGACAGAACTTTCGAACCGTGGTCTGTAACTATCATTAATGACACAGATTTTAATGTTAGAGACGCTATGGAACGTTGGATGAATGGTATGGCTGCTCATACTCAAAACACTGGACTAACTTCAGTAACTGAGTATGAAGCTGACATGATTGTTGAACAGCTAAATAAGGCTGGTGATACAATTAAGACTTACAACTTTGTAGGTGCTTTCCCAACTAACGTATCTGCTATCGAACTTGCATATGATGCAAACGATACGATCGAAGAGTTTACCGTTGAGTTCCAGATTCAGTACTGGACATCCAACACGACAACTTAAATAAATAGAATGGAAGCCGGCGCAATAGTCGGCTTCCAAACTTCTTTTAACTAGGTGATTTAATGGCTGAAGACAACAACAACGGCATTAAGATTTTTGGATTTGAGATCAAAAGATCTTCAAAAGAACAATCAAAAAATCTGCCTTCAATAGTTCCGCCACAAGATGATGATGGCGCAGGATATGTAACTGCATCCGGATCTCATTATGGACAATATATTAATTTAGACGGAGATGAGTCTAAAGATAACCACCAAGCGATTATGAAATATCGTGGTGTAGCATTGCATCCTGAAGTAGACGATGCTATTGAGAATATTATTAACGAAGCAATTTCTGCATCAACCGATGGGGCGCCTGTTGAGCTGAACCTAGAAAATGTTGATGCTTCAAACAAAATCAAAAAACAAATGGAAGAAGAGTTTACGCGTATTGTGCGTATGCTTAACTTTACTGAAAATGGCCACGATATGTTTAAGCGCTGGTACATTGACGGTAGAATGTATCACCATTTAATTGTAGAGCCTAAAAGTCCTAAATTAGGCATTCAAGAAATTAGAAATATTGATGCTGCTAAAGTCAGAAAAATTAAGCAGATTAAAAAGAAAAAAGATGAAGCAACAGGTGCTGATATAGTATCCAATGTTGAAGAATTTTATATTTTCCAAGATAAACCTGGGCAACAGAAGCAAGGTGTAAAGCTTTCGCTTGATTCAATAAGTTACGTAACCTCAGGTCTTCTTGACGATAAAAGAAAAAAAGTAGTTTCACACCTACAAAAAGCGATTAAGCCAATTAATCAATTAAGAATGATGGAAGACTCTCTTGTCATCTATCGTCTCGCGCGAGCACCCGAGCGCAGGATCTTTTATATTGATGTAGGTAACTTACCGCGTGGGAAGTCAGAGCAGTATCTCAAAGATATTATGGCTAGATATCGCAATAAGCTAGTTTACGATGCAAACACTGGCGAATTGAAAGACGATCGCAAGCATATGAGTATGCTTGAAGACTTCTGGCTTCCTAGACGTGAAGGTGGCCGTGGAACACAAATTGAAACTCTCCCAGGCGGAGAAAACCTAGGTCAGATTGACGATATTGTATATTTCCAAAAGCGACTATATAGAGCGTTAAATGTTCCTATTAGTAGACTGGAGCAAGAATCTCAATTCAGCTTAGGTAGAGCTACAGAGATTAGTCGAGACGAATTAAAATTTCATAAATTTATCGAAAGACTTAGAAGAAAGTTCTCTACTCTATTCCTTGAAATCCTTAAAAAGCAGTTAATGCTAAAAGGTATTATCACTGAATTAGATTGGGACGACTGGCGAGCTCATATTACAGTTGACTATGTAAGAGACAACCACTTTACTGAATTAAGAGATTCAGAAATTTTAAGAGAAAGAATTGCATCATTAGATGCAGTTGCTAATTACATTGGCCCAGAAGGGTTTTTCTCAAAAGAGTGGGTCTATAAAAATATTCTTCAACTATCTCAAGAAGAGATGGAAGATATGTTGAAGCAAATAGAATCTGAAGCAAGTGATGGAGAAGCAGAAGCTGAACCCGAGGAACCCGAACAGGAGCAACCTGATGATAATGAACCAGAGCAAGAAGAACCCGAACCAGAACCAGAGCCTGAAGATTAGAGAGCCATATCAATCAATAATTCTAAATTTGTCAAAGAATATTGATATTGCATCTGAACAATTTAGCAAAACCGGCGATGAAGGTTATGCATGGCAATATATGAGGTTAAAAGAAGAACTTTGTGAGTTAAAAGAATTCATAAAACAAAAAGAACGGAAGTCACAAGACGTTCCGGATACATTTCTTAATAGTAATTAACGTTAAGAACCAATTTTTTATAAATAATAAACAGCAACAAGTGGAATGAAAAACTATGGATATTGCAACATTAATTCAAAATGCAGCTGACGGTGATAACGTTGGAGCATCAACAATTTTTGATGAGCTGATGGCGGGTAAAGTGAATGACGCGTTAGAAGCAGAAAAAGTAAAAATGGCTGATGTCGTTTTTAACGGCGCTACAGATGAGGATCCTGAGATCGAAGACGAAGATCTAGAGGACGATAAATCTGAAAGCGACGACGAAGAAGAAGACGAAGACGACGACGAAGACATCGAAATTACTGATGAAGACGAAGACGAGTCATGAAATTCGTTGAATTTCGAGAGGCGCTAAAGAAGGGGATGCCGCCGGGTGAACATGTATTTGACAAAAAAGTTAAAGGTGTCGAAATTATGATTCACAAGGAGAAGAACAAGTTTGCACTCTACATTGATAGAGAGAAGCTTGATGATTTCCCTAACGTCAATATGGCTAAAAAGGCCGGAATGGAATTTGTAAAGCAGGCGGGCAAATGAAACTAATTAGCGAATACAATCATAACGACGTACAATGTATTGTCGAAAAGACTGAAGACGGAAATAAGAAGTACGTTATTGAAGGCGTATTTGCACAAACAAATAAAAAGAATCGAAATGGACGTATTTATCCTAAAGCTATTGTAGAATCTGCAGTAAACAAATACGTTACAGAACAGGTAAAACAGAAGAGAGCCGTCGGTGAGTTGAATCACCCAGAAGGGCCCACTGTTAACCTAGACAAAGTTTCGCACCTAATCACTGACCTTCATTTTGAAGGCGATGATGTGGTCGGAAAGGCAACTATTCTGCCGACTCCTATGGGTAAAATCGTTGAAGGTTTGCTCGAAGGTGAAGTGCAGCTAGGTGTCTCAACTCGTGGTATGGGTAGTCTTGAGCAACAAAATGGCGTCATGGTCGTTAAAAGCGATTATGTTCTAAATACGGTTGACATCGTGCAAGATCCATCTGCTCCTGGAGCTTTCGTTAATGGAATTATGGAAGGTGTAGAGTGGGTATGGAACAACGGCATTATTGAAGCACAAGAAATTGAGAAAATGGAGACCGAAATCAAAAACGCTCCACGTTCGGATCTTTACGAGGTTCAAACACGTGAGTTTAAGAATTTCCTCTCGTTACTCAAAACAAATATGTAAAGGAGTCAATTATGACTGAAGATCAAAATGTAGATCAAGAAGTTGAACTCCATGACAATGAGAGCGAAGTCGTGGAAGAAGCTCATGATCCGAAAAATGCTGAAGCACAGGCTGTAGATTCTACAGGCAAAGCAGGCAACGCTGGCCCAGCGGCTAAAGAGCCGGGTGGCAAGGGTGGCAAAGCTGATCCTATGGAAAAGCCTAAGACCAAAGCTGGAATGATCAGTGCTATGTATCAAAAGTTAGGGGCCATGAAGAAAATGGATCTCGATGCAGCTTTTGACAAAATGATGGATAAAGGTGAAGAAGAAAAAACTAATGAGTCTGTTGAAAGCTCAAGTGACGATCGTGTTGCTGACTTCAACTATGAAGGCGAATTAGGCGCACTTATCGAGTCTGAAGCTACTCTTTCAGAAGAGTTCAAAGCTAAAACAGCTGTAATCTTTGAAGCAGCATTAAAATCTAAGCTATCAGAAGAAATTGATAGATTGGAAGAAAACTATACAACTGAATTGGCAGAAGAGATTGACGCAGTCAAGACTCAGATGGTCGACAAAGTTGATAGCTACCTCAACTACGTAGTTGAACAGTGGATGGAAACAAACAAGATTGCAATCCAGAACGGTCTCCGTACTGAAATTGCAGAAGACTTTATGACTAAGTTGAAAGACTTGTTTACTGAGTCTTATGTTGAAGTTCCAGAATCCAAAGTAGACCTAGTTGACGAGCAGTCAGATCGTATTACAGAGCTCGAAGAGCAACTGAATACACAAATGACTAATGCAATCTCTGTGTCTGAAGAACTGGAAATCCTAAAGCGGGATGCGATTATCGCAGAAGCTTCTAAGGGTCTTGCAGAAACTCAGATTGAAAAGCTTGCAAAGCTTGTCGAAGACGTTACCTTTGACGATGAAGCTTCTTTCTCTGCGAAAGTTGCAACAATCAAAGAAACATACTTCACTGAAGCAACTAAAACTAACGAATCTATTATCGAAGAAGACGCTAATGACAATGACGGTGAAGCCGAAACTGTTGTATCTTCAGCGATTATGGAGCAGTACATTACTGCGATCCGCAAATCTGCTAATTAAGGGAGTCCAAAATGCAGACTTATGATAAACTTGTAGAAAAGTGGGCTCCAGTATTGAATGAAAATTCAGCTGGTGACATCAAAGATACCCACAGACGCGCTGTAACCGCAGCCGTTCTCGAAAACCAAGAACGTGCTCTTTCAGAAGAGCGTGCTCAATACCAAGGCCTTTCAGAAGCAGCCCCAGCGGGTGCTAATACTGGCTCAATCGGAACTTGGGACCCTGTCCTGATTTCTCTAGTAAGACGTGCAATGCCTAACCTTATGGCATACGACGTTGCTGGCGTTCAGCCAATGTCTGGTCCAACTGGCCTTATCTTCGCGATGAAGTCACGTTACGG